GGTCGTTCGCGCGCGCACAAAAACGCTAGCGTTAGAGGTCTAGGCTCATAAACGCTTGCGCCGCAAGGGATCTCACCTGGTCGCAAAATGGTCTCGGCCTGAGACCGTTTAGCGGCGTTTAGGACCAGTTAAGTTAAGCCTAGTGGTGCTTAACGCTTTCGCGTGTTGGTTACGTTCGCTGAGTTTGCTGCGATTCGTGGATGCACGAAAGCGGCAGTGACTCATGCCAGCAAGAGCCGCATCGCTGCGGCGGTGGTGATCAAAGATGAAAAGAAATGGCTCGACCGCGATCTGGCGTTGGAGCTATGGAACAAGAACACGCAGGCGACGCACTGCAGCAAGGTGAGCCAGCCGGATCCGGTTGACCCAAAGGAGCTACGCAGCGCGATCGATAAGTTGCCGGATGATGCGATCCCGGATCTCAACGAGAGCCGCGCAAGGCGTGAGCATTATCAGGCTGAGCTGGCGAAGCTACAGGTGACGCAGCAGCGTGGCGATCTGGTGCCGGTGGAGGATGTGAAGAAGGACGCGTTTCAGGTGGGTCGCAGCATCCGCGAGGCGCTGGCTAATTTGGCCGACCGGCTGAGTCATCAGCTGGCGGGCGAGACGGATCCGACGGTGATCCATGAGGTGCTGACGCGCGAGCATCGGGATGCGCTGCTGGCGCTGGCGGAGGTGGAGGCGTGAGCGTCTGGCGCGCTGGATTCATGGAAGGGCTGCGGCCTGAGCAGCCGCTGACGGTGAGCGAGTGGGCTGATGCGCATCGAAGGCTTAGCAGCAAGGCAAGCGCCGAACCTGGACCATGGCGCACTAGCCGGACGCCGTACCTACGCGAGCCGATGGACTGCCTGAGCAGCAGCAGCCTAGTGCAGCGGGTGGTGATGATGTTTGCGGCTCAGACGGGCAAGACAGAAGCGGGCAGCAACTGGCTGGGTTATGTGATCGACCATGCACCGGGTCCGATGCTGTGCGTACAGCCGACGGTCGAGATGGCGAAGCGGCTGAGCAAGCAGCGGCTCGAGTCGATGATCACTGAGACGCCGGTGCTGGCTGAAAAGATCGCTCCGGCCAGGGCGAGGGACTCGGGCAACACGATGTTCAGCAAGGAGTTTCCCGGCGGGATCATGCTGCTGACCGGTGCCAACAGCGCGACGGGGCTGCGGTCGGCGCCGTGCCGCTACCTGTTCGCTGACGAGGTGGATGCGTTCCCGAGTGATGTGGACGGCGAAGGCGACCCAGTGGCGCTGGCGGAGCGGCGGACGACAACGTTCGCGCGGCGCAAGATCCTGCTCACCAGCACCCCGACTGTGAAGGACTTCAGCCGGATCGAGGCGGAGTATTTGCGGAGCGATCAGCGGCGGTTCTATGTGCCGTGTCCCAATTGCGGGGGGATGCAGTGGCTGCAATGGCCACGACTGAAGTGGGACGCAAAGCGGCCGGGTGATGTGCGGTATGAGTGCGAGCACTGCGGCGAGCGGTTCGAGGAACTGCACAAACCGGTGATGCTGCGCGGCGGCGAGTGGCGCGCGACAGCACCGAGCGATGGCAGGACTGCGGGCTTCCAGCTGAGTGGGCTGTATAGCCCGCTGGGCTGGTGCAGCTGGGAGCAATTGGTTGATGACTTCCTGCGTGCAAAGGCTGACGCGCCAGCGCTGAAGGCGTTTGTGAACACGCGACTGGCCGAGACCTGGGAAGAGGATTACGCGGCGTCGGTGAGTGCCGATGGACTGCTGGCGAAGCGGAAGGACTTCGCTGCTGGCATGTGCCCCGACGGCGTGGTGCTGCTGACTTCCGGCGTGGACGTTCAGGACAACCGGTTGGCGGTGAGCGTGTGGGGCTGGGGCGAAGGCGAAACCGGCTGGCTGGTGTGGCACCAGGAGCTGATGGGCGACCCGACGCAGACGGAGGTATGGGGACAGCTGGATCAGGTGCTGGCGACTGAGTGGGATGCGGTCGGTGGGCGGACGCTACGGATCAGCCAGATGGCTGTGGACAGCGGCGGCCACTGCACGCATGAGGTCTATGCCTATGTGCGCGATCGGGTGCGGCAGGGTGTGGTTGCGATCAAGGGCAGCAGCAGACGCAACAGCCCGGCGGTGGGCAAGGGCAGCAAGGTGGATGTGAACTGGCGCGGTCGTGTGATCAAGCGCGGCGTGACGCTGTACCAGCTGGGCACCGACACGATCAAGACGACACTGTTCGGCCGGCTCCGGCACAACGAAGGCGCGGGCGGATTGTTCTTCGGGCAGGCTGCTGATGCGGAGTATTTCAAGCAGCTAACGAGTGAGCGGCAGGCGCTGCGGTATCACCGGGGCTTTCCGATTCGGGAGTGGGTGAAGAAAGCAGGCGACCGGAACGAAGCGCTCGACTGTGCGGTCTATGGGTATGCGGCAATGCTGATCTACAGCCGGCGGATGAACAAGGCGACCATGTGGCAGCAGTTGCGTGATCAGTTGGAAGGCGGGAAGAAACCAGCGCTAAGATCGACACAGCAGTCCGCTCCGGCGGCTGCTAGTGGCTTCGTGAGCAACTGGTAGCCGTGCGCATCCCAAGCGAGATCAGAGCGGGCGACACGATCCAGTGGCGCGATGTCGAGGGCGTAGACAATCTCGGCAACGCGGTCAGCAGTGCCGCGTACACCCTGACCTATTACCTGCGGTTCAACGCTGCCAGCGAAGGCGCGACGGTTGTCGGCACGGCTTACGGCACGGGCTGGGAGTTCACGGTCGCGGCGGCGACCAGTGCGGGCTTTGATGCTGGGACGTGGTTCTGGCAGGCTGTCGCGACGAAGACAGGCAGCACGATCACGCTCGGCAGTGGCCAGCTGACGGTGCAGCGATCCCTGAGTTACAGCGGCACGCCTGGCGCGGTTGATGGCAGGTCGCAGGCGCAGCAAGACCTGGATGCGGTGCAGGCGGCGATCCGCGCGCTGGTGTCCGGCGGCGTGGTGCGGGAGTACACGATCGGCAGCCGCAGCCTGAAGAAGTACGAGCTGGCGGATCTGCTGCAGCTGGAGGCGAAGCTGAAGGCTGATGTGAAGCGTGAGCAGATGGCGGACCTGATAGCCAACGGGCTGGGCAACCCGCACAATTTGTTCGTGAGGTTCTGAGATGGGACTGAGAACGCGACTATTTCGGGCGATGGGCTTTGAACCGGTGCGGCCGCGGCAGCGGGCGTATCAGGGTGCGCGGGTCAGCCGGCTGACGGCGGACTGGGTGACGAGCGGCACCAGCGCCGACGCTGAGATCAAGTCGAGCTTCAAGGCACTGCGCAACCGTGCGCGGCAGCTGTGCCGTGACAACGACTACGCCAAGCAGGCATTACGCGCGATCCAGAACAATGTGATCGGGCACGGCATCCGCCATCAGGGGCAGGTGCGGATGTTGCGTGGCGGCAAGCTGGACGAGCTGCTGAACGGGCAGATCCATGAGCAGTGGGAGCGGTGGATGCACAAGAGCCGCTGTGATGTGAGCGGCATCCTTGGCTTCCATGACATCGAGCGGCTGCTGATCCGCAGCATGGCCGAATCGGGCGAGGTCTTTGTTCGGATGATCAAACGGCCGTTCGGCGATAGCCGGGTGCCGTTCGCGCTGCAGGTGCTGGAGGCTGACTATCTGATCGATGACGACGTGCCCCAGGCGGCCGAGGGCAACACGGTCAGGATGGGCATCGAGGTGGACCAGTACCTGCGGCCGCAGGCTTATCACTTCTACGCGAACCACCCTGGCGATACCTACGCGGGTAACGCTCGCACGACAGGCCGGCGGATCCGTGTCCCAGCTGATGAGGTCATCCATCTGTTCCTGCCGGAGAGGCCAGGGCAGACCAGGGGCGTGACTTGGTTCGCGTCGGCGCTAATGCGGCTTCACATGCTGCAGGGCTATGAAGAGGCCGAGGTGGTGCGCGCGCGGGCGAGCAGCGCGCTGATGGGATTCATCACCAGCCCTGAGGGTGAGCTGATCGGTGACGCGGTCTACGAAGGCGAGCGCGTGAGTGAGTTCCAGCCTGGTGTCTTCAAGTATCTGCAACCCGGCGAGTCAGTGACGGTGCCGGACCTGAACAGCCCTGACGGGCAGCTGGAGCCGTTCACGCGGTCAATGCTGCGCGCTGTTGCTGCTGGTGTGGGCGTCAGCTTCGAGAGCATCAGCAAGAACTTCTCAGAGAGCAACTACAGCAGCAGCCGGCTGAGCCTGCTGGAGGAACGCGACACCTACCGGGTGTTACAGCGGTACATGATCGAGAACTTCCACCAGCAGGTCTTTGAGCAGTGGCTCGATATGGCGGTGCTGAGCGGCGCGCTGAGTTTGCCCGGCTACGAGAGCAACCCTGACCGTTATCGCGCCAGCCGGTGGGTGCCGCGGAGTTGGGAGTGGGTGGACCCGCAGCGTGAGGTGGACGCTTACAAGACGGCGGTGCGGTGCGGATTCAAGACACTGGGGCAGGTGATCGCTGAGCAGGGCGGCGACCTTGATGATGTGCTGGTCGCACGCCAGGCCGAGCTGGCCATGTTGGATGAGATGGACATCGTGACCGACACCGATCCGAGCGAGGTCAGCGAGGCTGGATTGACGCAGGTCAGACCGACCGGCTCCATCGATCCGTTTGGCGATACCGAGCTACCGCTTGAAGGCGAAGAGTACGAAGAGGAATCAATCCTCGAGGATCCGATCGAGGCGCCTGAGGATTGATGGCAACGATCAACGGGCAGGAGATCGACCTGATGCCGACCGATGGCATGAGGACTGAGGCCCAGCGTTACCGCGACTGGAAGGCCGAGGGCCGGGCAGGCGGGACGGAGGTGGCCGCGGCCAGGGCACGGCAAATCTTGAGCGGCGACGAGTTGAGCGCTGACACAGTGATCACCATGGCCGCATGGTTCGCTCGGCATGAGGTGGACAAGCAAGGCGAGGGCTTCAGTCCTGACGAGGATGGCTATCCGTCACCCGGCCGCGTTGCATGGGCTGCATGGGGCGGTGATGCAGGGCAAAGTTGGGCTAGTGCAAAGGCCGATAGAATCAAGGCATTAGAAGACAGAAGCGCCGTGGATTTTGCGCGCCCCTATCCGAATGAGCACGCGGCAAGACTGACCGATCCTGATCAGTACGATTCGCTGCGCCGCGAGAACGGTGCCGGTGGTCCTGGCATTGACTTCATCTACGGCATCAAGGAAGGCGAAAGCGAGATCCAAGCAATCCGGTTCAACAGCGCGCGGTACAGCCCAGCCGAGGCGCGCGACTGGCTGGCTGAGCATGACTTCAGCCCGATCATGTTTGAAGAGGCCACCGGCGACGGCGAGCGCGCGGAGCCGGGTGAGCTGTCCGAAGGCGACTTCGTGCAATGGGACAGCAGCGGCGGCACTGCTCGCGGCCGCATCGAGCATGTGATGCGTGAAGGCACGCTGGGCGTCCCTGACACCGAGTTCAGTATTGATGCAACGCCTGAGGATCCGGCTGCCCTGATCCGCATCTACCGCGAAGGCGATGAAGGCTGGGAGCCGACTGAGGTGCTGGTGGGCCACAAGTTCTCTACGCTGACCAAGATCTCAGCGCTGCGCAGCCTTGAGGGCAAGTATCAGCGGGCAGAGCTGACCACCTTCGACGAGGTGCAGGATCGCACTTATGAGTTCCCGTTCAGCTCTGAGTTCCCCGTTGCGCGTTACTTCGGCAACGAGATCCTGAGCCACGAAGCCGATGCGGCCAACCTGAGCCGCCTGAATGATGGCGCTCCGCTGCTGTTCAACCACAACCCTGACAAGGTGATCGGCGTGGTTGAGCGGGCTTACATCGACGGCAAACGCCGTCGCGGGTATGCCCGTGTGCGGTTCAGCCGCAACGCTTTCGCGCAGGAGATCCTGAGCGATGTGAAGGACGGCGTTCTACGCAATGTGTCCTTCGGCTACTCCATCGACAAAATGGAGGAACGAGGCAGCGGCGACTTTGTCGCAACTGCCTGGTCCCCTTACGAGATCAGCGTAGTCTCAGTGCCGGCTGACCCCGGTGTTGGGATTGGCCGATCTTTTGAGGCCGACACCCCTGCTGCTTCGGCAGCACCATCCCCTGATCCTATTCCTTCAATGGAAAACGCCACCCCTGATCTGGCCGTGGTGCAGGCCGAGGCCGCTCAGGCCGAACGGTCCCGCATCTCGGACATCACTGCCCTGTGCGACAAGCACGGCATGGCAGACCTTGGCCGGCAGATGGTTGAGTCTGGTCGTTCAATCGACGAGGCTCGCGCTGCTGTGCTCGACAAGCTCAACATTCACCAGGAGCCCGTGACCATGCAGGCCGCCGACCTTGGCCTCAGCGAAAAGGAGAGCCGCAGCTTCTCTTTCCTTCGCGCCATCAACTATCTGTCCAACCCGACCGACCGCTCTGCCCGTGAGGCTGCTGCGTTCGAGATCGAAGCCTCTGAAGCTGCTGCTGCCAAGCTCGGCCGTCAGTCCCGTGGCATCACCATCCCTCAGGATGTGCTGCGTCGTGACCTGAACGTCGGGACTGCTACTGCCGGTGGCAACCTGGTCGCCACTGACCTGGATGCCGGCAGCTTCATCGACCTGCTGCGCAACGCTTCCGCTCTGGATCAAGCTGGCGCCACCGTGCTGACCGGCCTGACCGGCAACGTCGCCATTCCCCGCCAGTCGGGTGCTGCCACTGCCTACTGGGTGGCTGAGAGCGGCTCGCCCACCGAGAGCCAGCAGACCGTTGATCAGGTCAGCCTGACCCCCAAGACTGTTGCAGCCTTCACTGACTACAGCCGTCGCCTGATGCTGCAGTCCAGCATCGACGTTGAGAACATGGTCCGCAACGACCTGGCTCGCGTTCTTGCCCTGAAGATCGACCTGGCTGGTCTGTACGGCACCGGCAGCAACAGTGAGCCCCTCGGCCTGAAGCTGACCACCGGCATCGGTACCGAGAACTTCGCCGCTGCTGCCCCCACCTTCGAGGAAGTGGTGGCACTCGAGAGCGACGTGGCAACCGCCAACGCACTGCTCGGAAGCCCTGTCTACCTGATGAACGCTGCCATGCGCGGCGGCCTTAAGACCACCAAGAAGGACACCGGTTCCGGCATGTTCGTCATGGAGGGCAACGAGGTCAACGGTTACCGCGGCGTGCTGTCCAATCAAGTGGCAGCTGGCGATCTGTGGTTCGGCAACTTCGCTGACCTGATCATCGGCTACTTCAGCGGTCTCGACATCATGGTCGATCCCTACAGCAACAGCACCAGCGGCACCGTCCGCGTGGTCGCAATGCAGGACGTCGACATCGCCGTCCGTCATCCTGAGTCCTTCAGCCGCGGCGCTGATACCCTCTGATCATGTTGATCAAGGTCCTACGGCAAACAATGCTGGCAGGGCAGGTGGTTCGTGTAGGAGATGTCCTTGAGGCATCTTCTACCGACGCCAAGCTACTGATCGGCATCGGCAAAGCAATCGAGACTGTCAAGGCGGCAGTCGAAACGGTTGAGGCAATCAAGCCTGAACCTGCATCAAAACCCCAACTTCCTAGACGGAGAAGTAAGCCATGACCATTCACAATCTTGGGACCAAAACTGAGGTTCTCAACTTCCTGCCCAATGATGTGGTGACAGCTACTGTCACCGCCAGCACCGCCATCGACTTGGTGGATTATGAAGGCGACATCGCCGTCATTCTTTGCGCTGAAGCCGGCGGCGCCAGCATCACCTACCTCGGCAAGCTGACCGAATCCGACACGTCTGGTGGCACTTACACCGACGTGACCGGCGGCGCGTTCACCGTCACTGCCGCCAACACCGCATCGGTTCAGAAGATCGCTGTCAACTCTGACAACATGAAGCGATTCATCAAGGCAGTGGTGACAGTTGCAGGCGGCACTGGTGCCGGCGCTGTGACGATCGTCGGCCTCGGCTCTAAAAAGTACAGCTGATGGCCTTTACGGAGGATCTCGGAATCTTCCTGGCGGACTTCGGCGTCAGCTGCACAGCTGGCGCCGTTACCGCTCTGGGCATCCTTGACATGCCCAGTCAGGTGCTGGCCAATGGCATGGTGCTCAGCACTGATTACACATTGACTGCCAAGGCTTCTGACTTCGGCACACTGACCCGCGGCAGCTCAATCACGGTCGATGCTGTGGCCTATACGGTGCGGGAAGTGATGCTGATGGATGACGGCAAGATTGTTCAGCTCGGATTGCAGAAAACATGAGCGGTCCCTTCAAGATCAATACCCGCAGTGCATGGGCATCCCAGAACTTGGTGCTGCTGGCCGGCGAGCCTGGCGTTGAAAGCGAGACCGAAAACCTGAAGATCGGAGATGGTCGGACAGCATGGTCTGGCTTGCCATACTTTGGGAACCCTGGTTATTGGGGGTCCTTTTGGGATACAACTTCGCAGACGGCGACAGCGAACACGCCAACGCCGATCCTGTTGCGCAAGAACGACCTAGACAACCGCGGCATCAAGGTCATCTCAAACAGCCGCATCACGGTTGATCACCCAGGCATCTACAGCTTCACGTTCTCGATCCAGTTCAGCAATACAGATTCCAGCATCCATGACGTCAACGTTTGGCTGCGCAAGAACGGCAGCGGCGCCAGCGGTGATGTGGCCGACAGCGACAGCAGATTCAGCATCATCGCCAGGCATGGCAACATCGACGGCAATGTGATCGGAACGGTCAACTTCGTGCTCAGGCTGACAACAGCGGATTACATTGAACTGATCTGGGCGACCAGCAACGCAGCCGCCTACATCCATGCCGAGCCAGCCCAGACCAGTCCGTTCGCGCATCCGGGCATCCCTGGCGTCATCTGCACCGTGACCCAGGTGGCCTCAGCATGACGACCCGCCGCGAGACGATTCTGGCAGCCATTACGTCAACGCTGGCGGGCACCACAGGCGTGAGCACGCGGATCTACCGCAGCCGCGTTGAGCCGCTCACCAGAGGCGAAAGCCCGGCGCTGGTGATCGAGCCGATCAGCGACAGTGCAGAACAGCTGACCAGCCTGCCGAGATTGGACTGGTCGCTGACGGTGCGGATCGCGGTGATCGTGCGCGGCAACATCCCCGACCAGGTGGCTGATGCCACGATCGAGAGCCTGCACAGCAAGCTGATGGCAGATCTGACCCTTGGCGGCTACGCGATCGACATACAACCGCAGGGCGTGAACTTTGAAATGGTCGAAGCTGATCAGCCAGCCGGCGTGATCAGTTGCGATTACCTCGTGCGCTATCGCACGAGCGTCGCTAATCTGGCCACAACATAGTGGCTACGATGGTGGACGAACACAAAGGCCAGGGCGGCAGCTATCTGGTCAATCCCAAAACCGGCAAGCGACAGCTCGTCGAGCGGACCCAGCCGGCTCCCCATCCAACTCCTGAGGTAGCCCCTAATGGCATCAGTTCTGACCCGCCGGCGCTTGATCCTGGCGAAGATTGAGACCACCTACGGCACCGACTCCAGTCCGACCGGCTCGAGCAACGCCATCCTGGTGCGCAACCTTGAGATCCAGCCACTGGTAGCCGAGACGGTGAACCGCGATCTGGTGCGTCCCTACATGGGGCAAGCCGATCAGCTGCTGGCGCAGACCCGCGTCGAGGTGAGCTTTGAAGTGGAGCTGGCTGGTTCCGGCACTGCCGGCACCGCTCCGGCTTACGGTCCCGTTCTGCGCAGCTGCGGTCTGAGCGAGACGCTCGTCACCAGCACCAGCGCCACCTACGCGCCCGAGAGCAGCGGCTTCGAGAGCTGCACCATCCACTTTCATGAGGATGGCATCCGTCACAAGTTGACCGGCTGTCGCGGCACTTTTGAGATCACCGGCGAAGTCGGTCAGATCCCGGTGATCAGCTTCACCATGACGGGCATCTACAACGCCCCTACCGACGAGACGCTGCCCACCCCCACCTACGCCAACCAGGCCACCCCCCTGTTGTTCAAAGAGGGCAACACGGTCAGCTTCTCTGCGTTCTCCTACAGCGGGTGCCTGCAGTCCTACAACTTCAGCATCGCCAACGACGTGATCTATCGCGAGCTGGTGGGCTGCAGTAAGGAGATCATGATTACGAACCGCGCGCCCAGCGGCACGATCGTGATCGAAGCGCCGACCATTGCGGCGAAGGACTTCTTTACCATCGCCACTGGCAGCAGCACTGGCAGCATCACCTTCCAGCACGGCACCAGTGCCGGCAACAGGTGCACGGTGACTACAGCTCAGTCGGACCTGGGCAACCTGACCTACTCGGATCAGGACGGTGTGCAGATGCTGAACATGCCCTTCATTGCAGTTCCGACCAGTTCGGGCAATGATGAGCTGAGTCTCGTCTACACCTGATCGCGTGGCTTTTGTTCTCAAGCAGTCGGACACCTACTCGTGGCCGATCGCGTTTGATATCCCCGTCGATGGTGGCCGTATGCAACGGCAGACCTTCGATGGGGAGTTCCGTCGTCTGAGCCAATCAAGAATCACTGAGATTGGCGCACAGATTAAAGCCGAAGAGATCACGGACGCCGATCTGGCGGCTGAGGTCCTGATCGGTTGGTCTGGCGTCACAGACGGCGATGGCAAAGACGTGCCATTCAGCCAGAAGGCACTTGAGCAGTTGCTTGATGTGCCGATGCTGGCAGGCGCGATCACGCTGGCTTATTTCGAGAGCCTGCAGGGAGCCAAGCGAAAAAACTGATAGAGGCCGCTGAGCATTGGGCGGGCGGGAGCGTCGTTGACGAAACCGCCGCTGATGCCGCGGCCATGGGCATTGCTTTGCCAGATTTGCCGGCAGCACCGGATGAAGACTTTGGCGTCTCGCCTGAGAACTGGCCGATTGTGGAGATGTTCCTGCGGGTGCAAACCCAATGGCGCACGTCAATGGGTGGCGTGATCGGACTGGACTATGCAGCCGTTGCGTGGGTGCTTAAGCTGTATGGGATAGAAGATCAGCGTTCGCTGCTCGAAGATCTGCAGGTCATGGAGGCCGCCGCCATGCGTGTCATGAACAAGCAGGAGGCCTGACCATGGCGCTCAACCTGGACGCAGCTCTCAAGATCACGGCGAGCGTTGCCGGCGAGAACAACATCCGCCGGTTTCAAAACTCGCTGCAAGGCCTCGAGGGGCGGATCAAGAACACCAGCATGGCGGCTGACCTGCTGGTCACTGGCATCAAGGGGCTGGCCGCTGCAGCCGTTACAGGCGGCGTTCTGGCGCTTGCCAAAAGCGCCATCGACTTGGCGGATGACATGCGCGACCTGTCGCAGCGCACAGGCGTCAGCATCCAAACGCTGGGGCAGTTCAAGGTGGCCGCCGAGTTGTCGGGCAGCAGCATTGAAGGCGTTGCCAAAGGCCTGAACTTTCTGAACAAGAACATGGTGGCTGCAGCCACCGGCGGCAAGGATGCGGCGGCTGCATTCCAGACGATCGGCGTTTCGACCAAAGATGCACAGGGCAATCTGCGGACAGCCGACCAGGTGTTCTTAGATGTTGCGGATCGGTTCGCGACGCTCAGAGATGGGCCTGAAAAGGCTGCCATTGCCATGCGGATCTTTGGCAAAGCTGGCGCGGATCTGATCCCGATCCTGAACTTGGGCAGCAAGGAGATCCAGCGGTTTGGCCTGAACATCACGCAGGACTTTGCCGATAAGGCTGATGCATTCAACGATCAGCTCGGGCTGGCTGGTGCGCAGGTCACTAATCTGAGCATCCAAATTGGATCGGCGCTGTTGCCTGTGATCAATGGATTGCTTGCCGGTCTGAGTGGTGCTGTCACACAGATTGGCAAATGGATCGAAGCCTTGCAAACTGCCTACAAGGAGAACGCTGCATTTAAGACATCGATCGATGTATTGATCGGAGCATTAACCGCACTGGCTACGGTTCAGGTATTCTCGACGTTCATCGCCGGCGCCAAGGCTGCCATCTTGATCACTGGCACCTTGATCAAGGCGCTTAAGGGATTGACCGCTGCCAACCTGCTGGCTGGTGCTGCTGGCTTCCTTAAGAGTAAGCCCGGACTAATCGCAGCATTGGTTGCTGGCCTTGGCGTTGGCATTGATGCAGCGTTCAACCAAGGCAAGATCGTCAGCGGCATCACCCGCGGGATCTCAGGCGCCCTAGATCAAGCATTCGGCATGTTCGGGGCGATGGTTCCGGCTGTACCCAACATCCCAACCAGGCCGGGCGGCGTGCTTGATGTAAGCGGCCTAGACACTGGCGCAGCATCTGCCAAGAAGAAGTCCGCAAAAGACAAAGAAGAGGCAGCCAAAAAAGCGCGCGAAGCCTTAGCCGATTCTCGCGATGCGCTTAAGCAGTCACAGGCAGAACTGAGAACGCTGAAGGAGCTTGATCCGGTCCGCAAGACACAGCTCGAGTATGAAGAAAGACGGCAAACAATTCGCGCAACTGCGAGCCGTGAACTGCGCGATGCGCTAAGCGTTGAACAAGAGGCGAACATTCAACGGCGCCGAAGCGTTGACATTGCAAAGCTGGACGTTCAAGAACAGAGTGCCCTCGCGGAAATCTACGAACGGCTTGGCAACGAAGCGCGAGATACAGCGATCGCGATGTTGCAGGTGGCTGATGCAGCGCAAACGCAAAGGAATGCGTTGGCTGGGATTGGTGATGGGATCACTGCATACCTAGAGCAGATCGGCACGGTTCGGGATGCGCTTTCCAATCTGTCTCAACAAAGCTTCAAGGGAGTCGAGGATGCGATCGTCAGCCTGACCACGACGGGCACGTTCAGCTTCCGTCAGTTCGCGCTGTCGATCGTCGAGGATCTGACCCGTATGGTCACGCGGATGCTGATCATCGCGCCGCTGCTGAAGTTCATTCAAGGATTGCTACCCGGCGGGGCCTTTGCATCAGCTAGCGCTGGCCTGAGCGGTGCTGGTGCGCTGAAGTCATTCCTGCCAGGCTTTGCGCTGAACGCGACCGGCAACGTTTACGGATCCAACGGCGTGGTGCCATTCGCCCGCGGTGGCATCGTCAATGGTCCGACCATGTTCCCGTTCGCCAAGGGCGTTGGCCTGATGGGCGAGGCTGGTCCTGAAGCGATCATGCCGCTCCGCCGTGGCGCTGATGGCCGGCTGGGCGTGGCAGCATCTGGGGGCGCTGGCGTCAATGTGACCGTGAACGTTGATGCAGGCAGCAGCCAAGTGCAGGGTGACGGTCCCAACGCCAACCAGCTCGGCCGCGTGATCGGTGCTGCAGTGCAAGCTGAGATCGTCAAGCAACAACGCCCTGGCGGCCTACTCGCAACCACACGCTGATGGCAACCTTTACCTACACGCCTAGCTTCACCGCTGACCTAGAAGAGCAGCCGATCGTCAGGAGCGTTCGCTTCGGTGATGGCTACGAGCAGCGGCTCGCTTACGGCCTGAACACTCAGCCGAAGAAATGGTCACTGCAGTTCAGCAATCGGGATGACACCGAGCGCGACAACATCCTGACCTTCCTGCGCGCGCGTGGTGCGGTTGAGTCGTTCGATTGGACCGATCCAAACGGTTACGCCGGGAAGTGGGTCTGCCGTGGTTGGAACACCAGCCAGGTGAGCTGCAACTTCAACAACATCAGCGCCACCTTTGAAGAGGTCTTTGAACCGTAATGGCCTACGCAGCCTGGCAAGCCAGCACGAGCTACGCAGTCGGCGCCATTGTCCGCGCCACGACGACACAGGCCAGCGGGCTGGTGTTTCGCTGCACGGTCGCCGGCACCAGCGCTAGCACGCAACCGGCATGGCCGACCGACATCGGCAGCACGATCGCAGACGGCGGCGTCACATGGGCAGCGATCAGCAGCGTTTACGAAGAGCTGGCGGTTCTGGGTCCGAACGCGATTATTGAGCTGTTCGAGCTGCAGCTTGACACCACGCTGCATGGCGCCAGTACGACCTACTACTGGCACAACGGCGTGAACGCAGCCGTCACCGGCAATATCGTGTTTGCCAGCAACACCTACGTCAGGCTTCCGGTCGAGGCGACGGGCTTTGACTACACCAGCTCTGGCAGCCTGCCGCGCCCGACGCTGCGGATCAGCAACCTGTTCAGCGACATGACCACGCTGCTGCTGCTGGTCAACGCGACCACACCCGGCAACGACCTGGGCGGCGCCACAGTGCGGCGGATCCGCACATTGAAGAAGTTTCTCGACGGCGAGGCGGCGGCCGACCCTAACGCCCGCTTCCCGACGGAGATCTGGTACGTCGACCGGAAGTCGAACGAGAACCGCGACCTGGTTGAGTTCGAGCTGGCCAGCAAGTTTGACCTGGCTGGCGTCATGCTGCCCCAACGGCAGATCATCGCCAACGTGTGTCAGTGGAAGTATCGCGGCGCTGAGTGCGGCTATACCGGCAGCAACTACTGGAACGTGAACGATCAGGTGGTCGGCACCTTGGCGGCTGACGTGTGCGGCAAGCGGGTGGAGAGCTGCAAACTGCGGTTCGGTGCCACGGCTGAGTTGCCGTTCGGCAGTTTCCCAGGGGCTGGCCTGACCCAATGATGAAGCTGACCGACACACTCAAGGCTGACATCCTGGCGCACGCTAAGGCCGAGGATCCCCGCGAGTGCTGCGGCCTGATCCATGTGGTCAAAGGCCGGCGCCGCTACTACCCGTGCCGCAACATCGCCGCCACGCCAGACGAGCATTTCGTCTTGGATCCGGCGGACTACGCAGCAGCCGAGGATCTGGGCGAGATCGTGGCCGTGGTTCACAGTCACCCGGTGACGCAGCCAGTCCCGTCAGCAGCGGATCAGATCGGCTGTAACAACAGCGGCCTGCCGTGGGTGATCGTCAACCCCAAGACTGAGGCATGGGGCGGCTGCGAGCCTGCGGCGTTCGAGCTGCCATATGTCGGCCGCGAGTTTGTGTTCGGCGTGGTCGATTGCTACTCGCTGGTGCGGGACTGGTACAGCCGCGAGTGGGGCTTGACGCTGGCGGACTTCGACCGGCGTGATCGGTTCTGGGAACGGGGTGAGAACCTGTACCTGGACAGCTATCGCTCGCAGGGCTTCCGACAGGTGCCGTTTGAAGAGCTGCAATACGGCGACGCGATCCTGATGCAACTATCGGCAAGCCTGCCCAACCACGCGGCGATCTACCTGGGTGATCAGCAGATCCTGCATCACGTTCAAGGCAGGCTCTCTAGCCGCGATGTCTTCGGCGGCTACTATGTGAAAAGCAGTGCCATGGTCTTACGGCATGAAAGTCGTTAAGGTCTACGGCGCACTCCGCAAGCGACTCGGACAGTGCCGTTTCGAGTTTGAAGTGGATACGCCCGCGCAGGCGATCAAGGCGCTGTGCGTCAACTTCCCCGGCCTGGACAAGTGGCTCATCGACTCTGAGCAGACCGGAATGGGCTTCCGCGTCACGGTCGGCAAGGAGCGCATCACGCAAGAGGATGCGAGCGTGGCTGTGCTGCCCTGGTCTGAGCGGGATGTGTTCAGCATTGCGCCTGTGTTGGCTGGTGCTGGCCAGGGCGTGGGGCAGATCTTCCTCGGTATTGGTCTCGTGGCGCTGGCCTTTGCTGGCGGCGCTGGCCTTTTCGGCGCTGCATTCGCAAAGAACCTTGGCCTATTCGCGGCGCTCAAGACCGTCGGCGCAACGTTGGCATTGGGCGGGGTTGCAAATCTCTTGTCGCCACAGCCCACCATCAGCATGTTGGAACGCGGCAAGGAGGCAGCCCGCTTGGAGTCCTTCAGTTTCAGCAGCATTGTCAACACCAGCCAGCAGGGGATGCCGGTGCCGATCGTCTACGGTCGCGCTTTCGTTGGCTCGGCTGTCCTGTCTAGCGGCCTTGACGTGGCGCAACTGAAATGATCGAAGACCTGCTGTTGGTTCAAGGTGCTGGCGGTGGCGGTGGCGGCGGCGGTGGCGGCAAGGGTGGCGGCGGCGGTGGCGGCACAACCCACGTCCCATCAGAGGCTGATGACAGCCTGCAGTCAGTCCAATTTGCCAGCGTCCTCGACCTAATCAGCGAGGGCGAGATCCAAGGCATCGAGGATGGGGTGCAGGGCATTTACCTGGATGGCACTCCTGTCCAGAGCAGCAGCGGGATCGACAACTTCACGGGCTACAGCGTCGTCACCCGGACTGGCACGCAGGCGCAGAGCTACATCCCTAACACCAACGGGATCGAATCAGAGCAGGCCGTCAACGTCGAGATCACGGCTGCTGCATCCGTCACCCGGCAGATCACCGACTCGGATGTGGACCGTGCCCGCATCACAGTGCAGGTGCCAGCGCTGCAGATCATCGAAGATGACGGCGACATCATCGGCCACAGCGTCAGCATCCGTTGCAGGGTGCAGTACAACGGCGGCGGCTACACGACCGTCTTTGAAGACACGATCAGCGGCAAGACCACAAACGCCTACCAGCGCGATTACATCATCAGCCTGAGCGGCGCGTTCCCGGTTGACATCAGGTTGGAGCGCATCAGCGCTGATGAATCCAGCGCCCGCCGGCAAAACCGCACGTTCTGGTTCAGCTACACCGAGATCATCGACGAGAAGTTCAGGTACCCCAACAGCGCGCTGGCATTCCTGCGCTTTGACAGCCGGCAGTTCAAAGGCATCCCAGCCCGCAAGTATCTGGTGCGTGGCATCAAGGTGCAACTGCCCAGCAATGCCACGGTTGACACGACCACCTATCTCGGGCGCGTTACCTATAGCGGCGTCTGGGATGGCACCTTCGGCGCTGCTACCTGGACCAGCGACCCGGCTTGGTGCCTGTGGGACCTGCTGACCAACACCCGCTATGGCGCCAGCATCCCGGCCAGCAGCCTTGATCGCTACGACTTCTACGCGATCAGCCAATACTGCAACGAGCTGGTGAGCAACGGTCGCGGCGGGCAGGAGCCCCGGTTCAGTTGCAACATGCTGATCAACAGCAGGGACGAGGTCTACAACGTCATTCAGGAGTTCGTCGCGCTGTTCCGTGGCATCGCCTACTACGGTGCCGGCGCCATGGTGGTGCTCCAGGACAAACCATCTGATCCGCAGTATCTGCTGACCCCGGCCAACGTGGTCGATGGGCTGTTCAACTACAGCGGCTCATCGCAGAAAGCACGGCACACCACGGCAACAGTCGCTTATCAGGAGTACGACAACCTGGGCGAGGTGTCCTATGAGTACGTCGAGGATGCTTCAGCCGTCGCCAAGTACGGCATCATCAACAAAGACATCAAGGCCGTCGGCTGCTACTCGCAAGGGCAGGCGCACCGTGCCGGCAAGTGGGCACTGCTGTCTGAGCAGAACCTGACCGAGACCGTCACCTTCTCAGTGTCGATTGACTCGGGCATCGTGCTGCGGCCTGGCATGGTGATCGACGTGGCCGATCCGGTCAAGGCTGGCAGCAGGCGCGGCGGTCGCATCGCAGCAGCAACAACCACGACCGTCACGCTCGACGACGCCACCGGCATCACCCTGGGCACCTCGCCCACGATCAGCGTGCTGATGCCCACCGGCCTGGTTGAGACCCGCACCGTCAGCACTCTGGCTGCTGGCGTGGTCACAGTCACCAGCGCGTTTAGCGAGGCGCCCAACGCCCAGAGCATCTGGGTCATGGAGAACACCAGCCTGCAGACGCAGCAGTTCCGTGTCGTCAGCGTTGCCGAGGCCGAGGATGGCATCTACGGCGTGACGGCGCTGGCCTACAACAGCAGCATCTATGCCTCGATCGAGTCGGACATCAAGCTGCAGACACGGGACATCTCCAACCTGTCCGCCCTGCCGCAGTCGCCCACCGGCCTGACCGGCACGGAGCACCTGTACACCGACGGCCAGAACGTCCGCACGGCATTTGAGCTGAGCTGGGTGCCGCCCACGCAACTGGTGCAGTCCTATCGGGTGATCTACCGGCTCGGCAATAACAACTTCTCACAGATCGACACCAACAGCCCCAGCACCCGCATCGAGGGCTTGGACGCTGGCACGCTGCAGGTCCGGGTGCAGTCGATCAACAGCCTCGGCGGCGTCAGCAACCCGGCGACTGCAACCTTCAACCTAGTTGGCAAAACCGCACCGCCGGGCAACGTCCAAAACCTGACCATCGAGCCGATCAGCGCCAACAGCGCACGCTTGCGGTGGGATGCCACGGTTGACTTGGACGTTCGCGTTGCTGGCCGTGTCCACATCCGCCACACCAACCTGACCGATGGCACCGGCACCTGGAGCAACAGCGTTGACCTGATCCCTGCAGTCGCTGGCTACAGCACCGAGGCAATCGTGCCGTTGGTCGAAGGAGAGATCCTGGTCAAGTTCGAGGATGACGGAGAGCGTCAGAGCCCAACTGAGGCCAGCGTGATCGTGGATTTCCCGGATGCTGTTGGGCAACTGCTGCTGCAGACCCGCCGCGAGGATCAGGACACGCCGCCATTCCAAGGCGCCAAGACCGATGTGTTCTACAGCGACGACCTCGACGCGTTGACGCTGGATGCCACTGGCCTGTTCGATGACATCCCCGACTTCGACTCGATTGCGACGCTGGACTTCTACGGGACCATGGAGGCGCTCGGGATCTACGAGTTCGCCAACACCCTTGACCTTGGTGCCAGCTTTGCACTGGATCTCAAGCGCTACTTCGTCACCCGTGGCTATTTCCCCAGCGATCTGGTGGACAGCCGCACCGCAAATGTTGACGACTGGGCAGATTGGGATGGCGGCATTATCGATCAGGTCAACGCCAAGCTGTACTTGCGCCGCACGCCTGACAATCCCAGCGGCACGCCCACATGGTCGGCTTGGCAGGAGTTCGTCAATGGCACCTTCTTGGGTCGCGGCTTCCAGTTCAAGGCCGAGCTGATCAGCAACAACCCAGCACAAGGCATCCTGGTGGATGAGCTGGGCTATGAGGCCACCTTCCAACGCAGGACTGAGCAGTCGATAGGTGCTGTCAGCAGCGGCGCCGGCACCTACTCAGTGGCCTTCGACAAAGCCTTCTTTACCGGCACCACCGGCTTGGGCGGCAGCAATGCCTACCTGCCCAGCATCGGCATCGTCGCGCAGAACCTGGCGACAGGCGACTACTACAACGTGACCAACGTCACCAGCAGCGGCTTTGACGTGACCTTCAGAAACAGCTCCGGCACTGCAGTGAGCCGCAACTTCCTATGGACTGCGGTGGGATTTGGCAAGGGCGCTTAAACTGGTAGCAAAGTGGCCTAGCTATGGCTCAACACGATTACGTCATCGCTAACGGCACCGGTGCGGCCGTCCGATCTGACATCAACAACGGCCTCGCCGCCATCGTCAGCAACAACAGCGGCGCGACCGAGCCGGCAACGATGTACGCCTACCAGTGGTGGGCAGACACGACCACCGGCCTGCTCAAGCTGCGCAACGCCGCCAACAATGCTTGGATCACCCTGTTCCAGCTTGATGGCGAGTGGAGCACGTTGGCGGTTGAGAACGGCTCGGCCGCAGCACCGTCGATTTATTTCAAGGACAGCGGCACCGATACCGGCATCTACAGCCCTGGTACTGATCAGGTTGCCATTAGCACGGGTGGTACTGGGAGGCTGTTCGTTGACTCCAGTGGTCGGGTAGGTCTGGGGACTAGTAGCCCTAGCAGCAACCTCACTGTTTCAGGAAGCACAACACTGCTAAGGATTATTGGCAGTGGATCCAGCACTGATTTCAGGATTGACAACTCGGTATCAGACTTCATTGTCCAAACGGGTAGTGGTGGCTCAGGCGGCAGCAATGGTTTGCATTTTTACAACGTAAATACTTCGGCATATCGCCTTAGCCTTACCAACGACGGCAAATTAGGGATTGGCACTAC